CCTTTCGGGCGGTGGATGCGAACAGCGGTGGTCGGAAGTGGCAAGCAATCAATGAGGCAGGGACGTGGGGCCGGTCGGAAGATCTTGCTCCCGATGCATATCTTGACCGGGACGCTGCTCTCGTTCCTGGTGATTACGTTTTGACCGGAACAGCCCGCACGGTTGAAGCTGTTTATCTGCGGTCATTGCCGAACAAGTGGGGTAAGGGCGCGACGCACGACGTTGATGCGCCTGATGGGGTATCGTGGTGGATACGACGACTGCAAATGCAGCATTTATTGTATCTTGAGCTTGATGACGATCTCGCGTCACCGTCAACGGTGACGATCAACTTCCCTGCCGGAGTTGATCTGGCGAATGAGGAGTTTATTTTTAACGACAAGATTACGCGGGCTCGATCAATCAAGACGACGCAAGTTGGTCATCGTCCTAATGATGAAGCCAAAATCGGTAGTCTCGCACTATGGTTGCCTGGGGCTCCCGATGAAGGGGCGGTTGACTTCAGCACTTACGGTCTGGTGGGGGACAACAAGTTTCACCTGATAAACGCCAATGGAGCGATTTCCTTCACAGGAGACATAACGCTCAAGGCAGGCGCGACAGAGGCAGAGGTTCATCCTACTATTCCTGGTTTCGATGCATCAGGCAATCATCTCGGCGGCACGTATGCATTCGCCTCGGGCGTAGCTGGGATGGTCCGTTATGCTTCCCTCAATGAGCCTGAGCGAGAGATCACTAGCGTTACGATAGCCACTCCGGGGGTCGCTACATCCACGGCACATGGCTTTGTGAACGACGAAATCATTGTTCTCCGCGATGATGGAGGGTTCGCTGGGTTTCTTCACAACAACATCATCCAGTGCAAGAACGTGACTGCCAACACGTTCGAGCTGTATGCATACAATGGCACAACGTATGTCGCACTAAACTGCACCGGCCGGACGTGGGCCAGCGGCAACAAAGTGTACGCTTTCAAGACCCATCTCTCTAATCGTGCCGGCACAAATGTCTACGAATTGGACTACAGCGCCGCCAACGTTTCGCAGGGCGCATATCGGGTTTACATTCCCGGCCTAGGTGTCTCAGACCGGTTTGTGATTGAAGAGGGGAATTACTTTTCGCAAATCGAAGCGGGTGCAGCCGGTGAGTATCATCAGCGTCTCGGCATTCCTCTCGATGGGCGATACGGGTACACCTGCCCGACCCGTTTCAGACCCGGCACGGGGGGGATCACCGTCTATAAGTCGAAAGTTTCATACAATTTGAGCAGTTATTGGTACGGGACTATTCCTGTTCAAAAGGCGCACATCGCACCGTGGTCCACTGCGACTACACAACCGGATGCGTGGGGTGCGTGGCAGGATGCGAGTGACTTTGACAGTCGGCTTTTTATTCACGCGACTGGCTGCGCCACCCTTCTTGACGTTTACGACATGATTAAAGTCGAGGGGTCAGGTCAATTCGATGTAAATCTGCCGAAGAGTTCTGAGCTTCTTGACCCGACGATTTATGCCGGGACTGATGGCTTGTCTGACATGCTTCACTCGGCCATCTTTTTCATGGATTCTTATCGTCGGATGCAGACCCCGGCTGGACAGCCAGAAGCAGGTGGTTGTGCTGGTGGCGTGACTTACGGGTACGGCGACCCTGGCGCTAACGATCAGTCCATGGCTGACCAGCCTAGTTGGCTTGCCGATGTTACGGGCATTGCGACCTATCTCCCCGACCATCCAGTCACCTACGTTTACGCCGCGCTTGCAGCGCAACTCGCCAAAACTCTCGATGGCGAAACAGGTCTCGCCTCTGAAGATCGGACGCGGCTCGTTGATCTTTACACCGAAAGCGCTGAACTAGCATGGACATGGGCCGAGAACCTCTACCTAAACAGCGGCGCGCGGGAAAGTTATTACGGCTTCATGAAGGGTGCCGGGTTCGACATGACCACGGAGACGTTCAACTCGGAAATGGCGCGTCTGCAAGACTTCAACCTCGCCGGACAAAACCGCATGTGGGCGGCAGCGGCGCTGTTCCGGCTCACGGGTGACACTGCGTACAAGACCATCTTTGATACAGGATGGGGCGTCAGTGGGTGGGATACTTACGCACATGCGGCATATGCTGCATGGCAGTACAGCATAGCGGCTGGTGCGGATGATGACATCAAGACAGCATGTGAAGACAAGCTGTACGGAAAGTGTGAAATCTATCTGAATGTGACCGCATCAAAAATCCCCTATGCCACGACCCGCTACCCCATTTATGGGGAAACGTTTGGTCGAGGTGGCGGTCTCAAGGATGACACCGCGCAGCTTTTGCCGATGGGGCATCAAATCGCAAAGGCACGCGGGCTACCTCGTGAGGACGAATTTCTGCCGGCGCTTCAGGGCGTCAGAACGTATCTCACAGGCTGCAACCAGATGGGAATTTCTTTCACGGTCGGGCTGGGCACTCGCGGACCGGGGAACATCTTGCACGGGGACAGCCATTTCAAGGGCGGTGAGTTTCAGTCCAACCTGCCAAAAGGAGCCACGGTTTACGGAAGCACGACGAACCTCGGCTTCCTCATGTTCCAATACAACTACGATGGAACAAGTTTTCAGTCCATGCCGAATGACGCGGCCACGGGCCGTCAGGATCCTGCCATTCTGACCTATGACACTCAGCATAAGTTCGTATCGCCGAACTGTCGGCCGGCTATCCCGACCCTAGAGCAGTACATGAACACACCGAACTTCTTGGAGCAGATGGAGTACGTCGTCACTCAGTCCATCGTCCCGGTTTACACAATCTCTGCCTACCTCCACGGCCACGACGGCAACACCGAGCGGCCGAAGATGCGCAAGCTGCTGAACTGGGCTAGCTAAGCGATGGCGTTAGATACCTACTCCGAGCTTCAGGCTGCCATCATTCGATGGGCCATGCGAACAGGTGATACCGAGTTCGCGGCAGAGGTTCCCACCTTCATCGAGTTGGCTGAGAGCCGGATCAACCGGACGCTTCGTGTGTCGGATATGGAGACCACGACGACCACGACGCTAGATGACGATGGGGCGATGGATCTGCCGGAGGACTTTTTGGAGCTGCGAGCGTTTCTGGGGAGCGGTTCTCCGCAATATTCCTTGGCTCCCGTCACACCCGCTTTTGCAGCGGACGAGTATGCGGGCGCGGGTGCGGGAACATCCTACAGCTACGCCATCGTCGGCAACAACTTGACGACCTTCCCGGCTGGCACGGGAGACGCGACGCTCACCTATTTTGCTAAAGTGCCGGCGCTGTCGGATGAGGAGCCGACGAACTGGCTGCTTACCAAGGCACCGGAAGTCTACCTCTACGGGGCGTTGATGGAGTCGGCGCCTTATCTGATGGACGATCAGCGCACGGTCGGCTGGGGCACGCTGTTCCAGAAAGCGATTGACGATCTTCATTCACAAGACCGGGGCGCTCGCTATTCCAACGTGCGAGCCCGTGTGAGAGGCCCGACACCGTGAGCCGTGGCAGCCGCTACAACCTCGTAATTGACGCCTCTGCCCCGCCTTGGGCACAGCAGATGCAGGTTGATATCAACCGGACCCTGCTGGCTATCCAGCTCGACATGAAGCCCAAGCGAATTGCCAAGGTGGATTTGCCGGTCGACGGTTCCGAGCGGCTTGCCATCGTGACGGACGAGGTTGGCGGGGCGGTGCTGGCCTTCTTCGACGATACCGATTGGCGACGTGTAACCGATAGAGCGGTGGTGGCCTAATGCCGAGCACAGCAACGACCCGTAACCGCTTTAACAAGCAGGGCACCGGGGACAATTCCGGGACCTGGGGCGGCATTCTCAACACGCAGGGACTTGACCTGCTGGATGAGTCCCTGGACGGCGTCGAGTCTATCGCGGTCGCCGCTGATGTTGTCCTTACTTCCACGAACTACGCTTCGGACCAGGCCCGCAATCGGGTACTAAAGTTCACGGGTGTGGGCGGGTTCACGGTCACGATCCCAGGTGTGGAAAAGTACTATCTCGTCCACAACACATGCACGGGCACGGTGACGGTTAAGACCGCTGCGGGAACGGGAGTGGCGGTTTCGGCCGGGTCGCTTATCGTCCTCTACTGCGACGGGACTGATTGCTTTGGGGGTGTGCCGACGACCAACCAACCGTGGGCGCTGGTCTACGATACGCCTGTTTCGGGGGCTGCGGTGGCGGCAGTGGACATTCCGTTGCTAGGATATTCCAATATCAAGATCACAGGGACAATAATTCCTAATTCGGCAGTCGCTGACTTCTATGCCATCTTGAGGACCAGCGCGGATGGAGTAACTTATGCTTCTGGTGCTAGTGATTACGTTTATTCGTTCATCTACCAATCAGGCACGAGTGTTGTCGGCGCTGCGAACGCCTATGCAGCATCGATTTTTGTTGGCACGACCATTGACACCGCGACCGCCCTTCCTGGCTTATTCACGGCTGATATGTTCGCCGGATCGGCCTCAATAGCCGCAACCCTCAAAGCCGAAGCGGTTAGTTATATAGAAACAGACCAGTCAATCTATCTAATCTATAATCGTAGAGCCGCAGTCGCAAAGCAGACCCATATTCGCATTTTAACCAACACGGGCGGGGCTGGCTTCGGCATCGGAACCCGCTTCATCGTGGAGGGCCGCTGATGGTTACGGTCAAAATTATGCGAAACGGGCAGGTGATCGACGTTGATGTAGCGGAACTGAACATCCCGGCTCCTCCGGCTTCTGCGGCTCTCGTTGTTGACGCCCTGGCTTTCCGCGACCTGTTCACCGACGATGAGCAGCTTGCCGTTGCAGCGGCGGGCCAAACTGACCCGCTCATCAGGCGGTTTGAGATGAACGCGGCAGCCGCACAGCGAGTCCCCCTCGACAGCCCCCGCGTCCTTCAGGGTATCCACTATCTGCAAAGCCTAGGGCTTCTCACCCAGAACCGCGCGAACCAAATTCTCTCAGGTCAGGCTCCCTGATGCCCCTCGTCAAGCTCGACTTTGCTCCAGGGCTTCAGAAGGACGAAACCCCGCTAGCGAGCGAAGGCGGGTGGATTGACGGGGACAAGGTGCGGTTTGTACGCGGTCGACCGCAGACTGTCGGTGGATGGGAAACCGTCATCCTTGACGAGTTCGATGGGATCGCTCGTGGGGCTCACGCATGGGCTGATCTGACCGGCAGACGATATTTCGCTTTTGGCACGGCGACGCATCTTTATGCGGTCATTGGGGGCGAGCTAACTGATATAACCCCCGCAGGATTGACTGCGGGGCTCGTGGACGGCATCGGCGAACCGGGCGGGTATGGAACTGGAGAATACGGAGAAGGCGGCTACGGTGGCTCCCTGGTCACTTCAACCCTGCCCCGTGTGTGGTTCCTGGCTAATTGGGGAGAGAAGCTGCTCGCCCTTCCGCGTGGCGGCTCCCTTTATGAGTGGGATCCTCCGGTTCTCGGCGGCACTCCTGGCGTGGCGACTGTCGTGACAGGCGCTCCGACGCAGTCAGACGCCATGTTCGTCTCGCCGGAACGCATTTGCGTCCTGATGGGGACAAGCCTTTTTGGAGGCTCTTACGGGCCGCTTAACGTCCGCTGGTGCGACCAGGAGGATTTGACCGATTGGACGCCCGCCCCTGATAACCTGTCGGGTGATTACGTTCTGTCCGAGGGAAGCCGAGCCGTCGGGGGCATCGTCACTCGGCAGCAGAACCTCTGCTGGACGGACAGTGCTCTCTATTCAATGAGTTTCACGGGCGACGCATCTTCAGTCTACAGCTTCCGCCTTATTGCCACGGGCTGCGGGCTTGCCGGGGCTCTGGCAGCGACCGAGTTCAACGGGACGGCCTATTGGATGTCTCGGGACAACTTCT